CAAAGCATCGTACTAAAAAAGCTATCGTTGCAACAAGAGTTGGAGGTAAAGTTAAGATAATCCGCTTTGGTGCACAAGGCATGGGACATAATTACAGTCCTGAAGCCAGAAGAAGTTTTAAAGCAAGACATGCTAAAAACATTGCTAGAGGCAAATCTTCACCAGCATTTTGGGCAAATAAATTTTTGTGGGCAGGAAAGGGAGGTTCCAAGAAGATGCCACCTAAGTCACAAAAATTTACAAGAGGTCTTAAAAGGAGAAGAGGTTAATGAAGTTTCAAAAGAATACTAGAGATATATGGATAGATGTACTTCAAGAGAAGAGCGAAAAAATACTTAAGCACTTAACACACAAAGAAGAACTTACTATCAAAGAACAAGAGTTGCAAGACCTTTGCGCAGGCTTCATATATTTGCATGGAATATGTGAAGATAAAGAGATATTAAACGAACCCGATACTGAATTATTTGAAAACGTAACAATACACTAATGATAGACATTTCAAGAAAGGACATCTTGTCCGAATCACTAATGGAATTTGATGAATCACGATTCATTAAACTCCCAATCGAAGGTTATCTAGACCTATTGGGTATCGAACCTAATACTTCACAAACAGGTATTATAAATGGATTGAATAATCCTAAATACCGTTTTGTATGTGCCGCTGTTTCAAGACGACAGGGCAAAACCTACATCGCTAATATACTGGGACAGTTGGTATCTCTAGTACCAAACTCCCATATATTATTGATGTCACCAAACTATTCACTATCGCAAATCTCATTTGATTTGCAAAGGCAATTAATTAAACATTTTGATTTAGAGGTAATAAGAGATAATGCAAAAGACAAAGTTATTGAACTTTCAAACCATAGCACTATTCGTATGGGATCGGTTAACCAGGTTGATTCAGTGGTGGGTCGATCTTATGATCTCATCATATTCGATGAAGCAGCCCTTGTTGACGGCAAAGATGCTTTCAACGTTGCCTTACGTCCGACACTAGATAAACCAAACTCAAAAGCACTTTTTATATCTACTCCTCGTGGTAGAAATAATTGGTTTGCTGAGTTTTGGCACAGAGGATTTAGTAGTGAATATCCAGAGTGGGCTTCTATTCGTGCAACCTATCACGAAAACCCACGACTTTCTGAAAGTGACATAGCAGAAGCAAAAAAGACTATGTCAGAAGCAGAGTTTAATCAAGAGTATATGGCAGACTTCAACGTGTTTGAAGGTCAAGTCTGGGCGTTCAATCATGAGAAATGTGTAGAAGATTTATCAGAACTTGAAATAAGAAAAATGGATATATTTGCAGGAATGGACGTTGGGTATAAAGACCCGACAGCGTTTTGTGTTATTGGATATAGCTGGGAAGAGGAGAAATACTATTTACTTGATGAATATCTAGATAGTGAAAGAACTACTGAACAACATGCAGAAGAAATACGAAAACTTATTGATAAGTGGGATATTGACTATATTTACATTGATTCAGCAGCTCAGCAAACTCGATATGACTTTGCTCAAAACTATGAGATTAGTACTCTTAATGCTAAAAAGTCAGTTCTTGATGGCATCGGACATGTTGGCGGTATAGTAGATAATGACAAACTTATAGTCGATGCAAAATGTGTAGAATCTTTGATGGCACTAGACCAGTATCAATGGGATCCAAATCCGAATCTACTTAAAGAAAAACCAAAACACAATTCTGCCTCTCACATGGCGGACGCACTCAGGTATGCTCTTTATTCATTTGAGACTAGTATGACTACGTTCTAACGAGACCTAGAAAAAATAATGCTTGACTTTATCTCCAACTTCTGCTACAATTAGAAACATAGAATAGAAATGACACTAAAGAGAGACTTAGTAAAATACGTAAGAGATAAAGCAAAATCCGCGTATACAAAAGAATCTGCCTGTTACATTTGTGGTTCTACTGAAGATTTAGATTTTCACCATTACTATGGACTTACAGAACTACTTGAAAAATGGATAGCAGATAACAAATTAGAAATAAATGACGAAGAAAGCATACTAAGTTTACGAGAATCATTTATAAACGAATACAAAGAACAAATTTACACTAAAACAGTGACACTTTGCCATAAACATCATTTAAGATTACATTCAATCTATGGCAAACGACCAAAGTTAATAACTGCTGAGAAACAGCAAAGATGGGTAGAAATACAAAGAGATAAACATGGCATGGTATGATTTTTTATTGGGTAGACGTACTCAATCAGACGAAGAGAAACTAAATCCTTCACAATATGTAATTTCCCGAAATGAAGGGATTGCAGTAGACAGTCGTGAAAATATCACGAGCTACAGAAATGCCTACGAACAATTAGAAGTAGTGAATCGTGCTGTAAATATGATTGTAGATGATTGTTCTGACATACCTTTTTTAGTTCAAGAACAAGTACTTGGAACTACACCTATCTTTAAAAATATTAGAAAAACAAGAGTTGATTTACTACTAAATAAAGAGCCGAATCCATTTCAGGACATTAGCACTTTTAAAAGAAACTTATTAGTAGATTTAGTCATTGATGGTAATATTTTTATCTATTTCGATGGTATGCATATGTACCATTTACCAGCAGATAAAGTTACAATTGAAACTGATGAGAATACTTATGTAAGTAAGTATGTATTTGATAATAGTATCGATTATTCAGTTAATGAAATCATACACGTAAAAGAAAACAGCTTCCATTCTATTTATAGAGGAGTACCAAGATTAAAACCTGCCCATCGAACTATGCAGTTATTAGTCAATATGAGAAACTTTCAAGATAACTTCTTTAAGAATGGAGCAGTACCAGGATTGGTACTAAAGTCACCAAACACTCTTTCAGAAAAAATTAAAGAAAGAATGTTACAAGCTTGGGTTGCTCGTTACAATCCAAACACTGGTGGAAGAAGACCTCTATTTTTAGATGGTGGTCTTGAAGTAGATAATTTGACAGAAGTCAATTTTAAAGAGTTAGATTTCCAAGAAGCAATTCGATCAAATGAGAGAATAATTCTTGAAGCATTAGGAGTTCCACCAATTCTTATGGATAGTGGAAATAACGCAAATATAAGACCAAATCAAAGAATGTATTATTTAGAAACTGTACTACCAATAGTGAAGAAAATAATGAAAGCATACGAAAGATTCTTTGGTTTTAAACTTGTAGAAGACGTAACAGATGTTCCATCTCTACAACCAGAACTAAAAGATCAAGCAGCTTATTATGCTTCTTTGGTAAATACAGGTATTATGACTCCTAACGAGGCAAGGGAGAAGTTAAATCTTGAAGCAGTTGAAGGATTTGATACACCAAGAGTTCCTGCAAATATCGCAGGTAGTGCCGCCAACCCAATCGAAGGTGGTAGGCCAACAGAAGATGAGGAAGAATAAATATGAACAGAATGAAAATTATAGATCAGTTAGGAGAGTATTTCCAGAAAAAAGGAAAGTATCTTGAACTTGATGAATACAATAAGCAATCAGATGTCCCAATAAGAGGACAAATGGTAAAAAGAGTTTTTAACTCTTGGAGTAGAATGATGACTATGGTCAAGAAGTATTATCCAGATGTTGGAGTAGTAGTGAAGAAAGCAGCACCTAAAAAAGCTGCACCAAAGAAGTCAGCTACTAAAAAGGTGGTGAAGAAAGATGTCAAATAAGATTTTTCACTGGACAAATACATTCAAGTCTCTTGGAGAACAAGAAGACGGTAGTGTAGAGATCAAAGGTTTAGCAAGCACTAACTCTCAAGATAGAGCAGGTGATGTTATTGAGGTTGAAGCATGGACAAAGGGTGGTGTAGATAATTATTTAGAAAACCCTATCGTTTTATACAATCACAATCATGACCAGCCAATTGGAAGAGCAAAGGCTGTTAGAACAGTTGATAATGGTTTAGAGTTCACTGCAAAAATATCAAAAGCAGCAGGACAAATTACTGAATTAATTAAAGACGGTGTTCTTGGAGCATTTTCTGTAGGTTTCCGTGTGAAAGATGCAGATCATATTCCTGACACTGGTGGATTAAGAATCAAAGATGCTGAACTTTTTGAAGTGTCTGTGGTATCTGTCCCTTGTAACCAAGGAGCTATGTTCTCTTTGTCAAAGGGATTTGATAACATGGAAGACTACGAAGAGTTTAAGAAATCTTTTATAAAGACTAACTCAGCAGATTCAGTTATAACTGAAGAAGTTGGGCAGTCTAAAGTGGCGCAAGCCGACAATAAGGAGAATCGCATGAGCGAAGAAAAGAAAGCTCCTGAGGGCTTTGACCTTGACGCTTTTGCTAAGGAAGTAGCTGAAAAAGCAGCTACCAAACTAGCAATGCAACAAGCTGAATCAAAAGCAGCTGAAGAAAAAGCAGCTAAGGAAGCTGCTGAAAAGGCTGCTCTAGTAGAAGCTGAGAAAAAAGCGGAAGTTGAAGCACAACAGGAAGTAGAAAAGAAAGTTGTTATTTCAGCACTATCAGGTGCAGAACAACTAATGGGTGACGTTGAGAAAAGATTTAACGAGAAGAACGAAGAATTAGGTTCAATCGTTACTGAACTTCAAAAAGAACTCAAAGAAAAATCAGAGGAAATTCAACACATCAGAGAATCTAAAAGAATTTTCAGTGAAAGAGGTAACTCAAATAACTGGGAAAAATCTTTTGAATCAGACATTCTCGATGCAAAATTCGCTGGTTTAGCAACAGGTAAAGGTTGGAACAATGAGTATTCAAAATCAATCATAGAGAAAGTAAATCAACATTCAACAGTTGAAGTTTCCTCTGCAGATTTTGAGCAAGTTGTCTCAGCAAATATCGAAAGAGATATTCAGAATGAATTAGTATTAGCACCTCTATTTAGAGAAATACAAATGACTTCTGCAAATCAAATCTTACCTATCTTACCAGATGCAGGTTACGCTGAATTTACAACAGCTGTAACAGGTAGTGGTACAGCACCATATGGTAACTTAGAAGAAAGAGCAGATAACAGTGCAGCACCTTTTACAGGTATTCAAATGCAAGAAAGAACTCTATCAACAAACAAGTTGATTTCTAAGACTTTCCTAGGTAATGAAACAGAAGAAGATGCAATTATTCCAATACTTCCTCTACTAAGAGAATCTATGGTTAGATCTCATGCAAGAGGTATTGAAAACGCTATTCTTTTAGGTAACGATTCAGCAGGTCAATATACTTCAGGTATATTTGATGGTCTATTGAAAATGGCAGAAGCTGATAATCATCACACAGATGACGTTGGTGCAGGTTCACCAGCAGCGTTCGGAGCAAACGACGCAGTTTTAGCTTCAGACCTATTAGGTATGAGAAAAAATATGGGTAAATATGGTGTCAATCCATCAGATGTAGTTTATATCGTGTCACAAGATGCGTACTATAACCTACTAGAAGATGCTGAGTTCCAAGATGTCAATTTAGTTGGCGATCTTTCAACAAAGCTATCTGGTGAAATTGGTCAAGTATTTGGATCAAGAGTTATTCTCTGTGATGAGTTTGTAGCGAAAGCACACTCCCAATACGCAGCTGTAGCTGTTTATACCAGAAACTATGTAATGCCAAGATTAAGAGGTGTTACAATCGAATCTGATTACGATGTCGAAAATCAAAGAAGAGTTCTTGTGGCTTCACAAAGACTTGGATTTACTGATGTCATTTCAGGAGCAACATCAAAATGGGGCTTTAAATACGACGCTAGTTAATTAGCATAGAGGCTTGAGGGGAGCCTATCCCCTCACTTTTTCAATTATGGCAGATTTAATAACAGTACAAGAATATAAAGACGCAGAGGGCATGAGAGGCGATAACAATGACGATCGTCTTGCTATTTTAGTGCCACAAGTTTCTGATCTTGCTAAAAAGTATTGTGGAACAAGTTTTATAGATTTTTATTCATCAGCAAAAACAGAAACATTTAATATTATTGATAATTATACTTCAGTAGTAGTTATGAGCGAGACACCGCTAAATTCGGTAACATCAGTTAAAGAACGTGATAATCCGACTACGGCATATGTCACACTTACAAATAATACTGATTATTATATTGATACTAATAGTGATTCTATTTTTAGATTAGATTCAGATGGTAATAGAAAAGCATTTAAGAAAGGATTTGGAGCAATCGAAGTTGTTTATACCGCAGGATATAGTGCAGCTCCTTCCGACCTCAAATTAGCACTTTTCGATTTAGTTACTTACTATTTAAAAGATGAACATAAGCAGAGATTGACTCTTGGTGGAGCTACAATACAAAACCAAGGTTCTGCAAGTTTAAGAACGAGTACTGATTTTCCTGACCATATCAAACGAGTACTCGACTTATATCGGGTAGTCATCTAATGGCAGTAAGAAGTATTATAAAAATACTTAAAGGTAGAACTATACAATATAGCATGGATAAACTTGCTAATCTTTATCGTATGCAAAATAAAGAAAATGCACAGTATTTAGCTTATAGAAAAGAGCATATGAAAAAGTTAATGTTCAATGTTATAGCAGATACAGTTACAAAGGGTAAATATGAAGCAGAATTTACAGGAGTAAAAACAAAATTATCTAGACCTGAAGCAGATACCATATTAGATCAAATGTTTTATAAACATTTTAGTAAATCAAATATTGAGAAAGCATATACACACCGTGGTTTTAAATTTAGTAAAACTGCAACAACAGGTAAAGTTGTATATTTTGATGACGCAAGTACACGAGATTTTATAAAATTAAATTTCCCTTTAAAGCGTTCTAGAATTATGCAAGGAATGAGTGATCTTCAAACAGGTTCAGTTTTACCAACAGTTTTTGATAATAAAGTAAGTAGATTAGGCCCAAATCAGGACTTATTAGTTGAGGCTTCTCGAGAAGCATTGATTGAAATTTACGAACTTGAAGAAACTAAAAGAGGTGGCGGACGTTCAGTAACACTACCTTCTGGAAGAAGTGTAGGAAAAAAATCTATTAAAATGGATACTAGTCAAGCAGTAAAAGCACATGGAGGAGATCTACCACACCCTAATGCCACTCTTCCTGCAGACGCTAATTTACCCGAGCCTCACCATGTAGAGGGAACTACAGCTCGTGTAGCTGATATGTTAAATGTTTTAAAAAGTAATAATTTTAAGAAAAGTGTAGAAAGAGTAGCGGGGCAAGAAATAAAAGGAACAAGTTTTGAGTTAGGATTTAATAAAGTATTAGAAAAACTTGATATGTATTTTGAAATAAATGGAGAAACTGTTTCTAATATAGTAAAAAATGAAAAAGATTTTGAGATTGGAGTTCAAATAGCGGCAAGACATTTTAATGTTGGTGACAAAAATTTAATGGCATTAGGAGATAGCAAAGAATTCAAACATTTGTTACTTGATATCGAACTAGATCTTATGAAAGAATTATCAGACCCGGAAGCTAAAACATCTGAGTCTATGAAAACTTTGCATACTGATAGAGCTGCTCAGGCCATGATAAAAGAAATTTTTTCAGGGCCTCTTACTAAGAAAGGGACTCCTGATATGAGATTTAAAGTAAATAAAGCTTTAATGAATAAAAAAGGAACTAAAAACCAAAGTACGGCTGAATTTAAAGAATCATGGGAAAAATTAACTAAAGCAGTTATTTTTAGCAAAGCAAGTGCTAAGAAAAAATCAGTTAAAAAAGGAATAGAAAGAAAAGTACCAGAAAATGATGCATCTTTAGTTCGTTTAATGGGGCATATAAATAGAGCATTACCAAGACACTTAAAAAGAAATATGGAACCGCCTGCTCTACAATATAGAGGAAGAGGAAATCCGTCAAGACCTTTTGCAGGGCCTTTTAATAGAGGGGTAAGAGCTACAGCAGTAAGACCCGATCCAAAAAATATTTACAATGACGGTGTAATTATTGACTATACCTATGAAAAATATCCCTATCAAACATTTGAGCCAGGGTTTTTAAAAGGAGATGTAATGAGAGACCCTCGTAAATTAATAGAAGAAAGTATAAGAGATGTGTTAATTGAAAGACGAATAACAAAATTTCTAACTATGAGAAGAGTATAATGAGTGCGCAAGGAAGAACATATTCAACACGAAGAAGAGCGATTGTAGAAGCTCTAGCACAAAAATTAGAACAAATAAATGGACAAACTCCGTTTCGAGTTGCAGTCGCAGAAGTAGCAAGACGACTTAAATTTTGGGACGAAGTAGCAGATTTTCCAACTATTCACGTAGGAGCAGGAAGCGAATCACGTGAATATGCAAGTGGAAATCATAGATTTCGCTTCTTGCAAGTAACAATAAGATGTTATGTGCATAGCGAAGATGATGTAATTTATCGTTTAGAAGAATTACTAGAAGATGTGGAAGCAGTACTTGAGGATAATGATCCATTAGAGTATTTTGATTCCAATAATATTAAGCAATCTACTGCTCAGACGACCATTCTGAGTATAGATACAGATGAAGGAGTACTAGAACCTCTCGGCGTCGGTGAGATTGTCGCAGAGATAAGGTACTAAGGAGAAAATAATGGCAGACCAATTTTATTTTAGTCGAGATACGAAAGTCTATATGACACCGCATACACCAACTGGAACACCAGCTGTTAGATGGGAAATTCCTGTGTTAGATGGATTTAGTTTTTCTCAGGCTACAAATACAAGTGAAATTACTTTAAACGAAATGGCAGATGCTAATGGTAAAAGTAGAAGAAGTAGACAAATGTTTACAGATTCTTATGCACCAGCAGAGTGGAGTTTCTCAACTTATATGAGACCATTTGGAGCAGTACCAGCAGGTTCTGGAGAGATATGGGAGCCAAGTGCTTCTATTTCTGGAAAGCCTCAGCACGCAGTTGAAGAAGCATTATGGGCATACTTTGTAGGAGCAACAGACTTTGCTATCGGCAACGGTTCAACAGCTTCAGCATGGACAGGCCCAGACTTAGATGGGGGTTCACCAGCAAGTCCATATACTCCAATTACTAACAATGATACTAATTTTATTGTTGATTGGACAGCTTCCGAAGTAGCAGCTTTAGGAACATTTGACCTTTATTTCGAAATGGGTGGTGCAAGTAGTGGAACTAACCTTACTTATAAAATAGAAGGTTGTGTTGTAAACTCAGCAAGTATTGATTTCGATATCGATGGAATAGCTACAATTAATTGGAGCGGTATGGGTAAAATCATCACAGAAAGTGGTGCAGATGTCCCAGACGCTACAGCAAAAATTTCAGAAGGTACATCAACTACAAGTAATTTCATTAGAAATAGATTAACATCACTAACTGCACAAGGTAGCGGTAGTGGTCTTTTTAATGCAAGTTACGACCTAGTTTTAACAGGCGGAAATATAACAATGGAAAATAATATTACTTTCCTTACACCAGAAACACTTGGTGTAGTTAATCAGCCGTTAGGAAATGTAACAGGAACAAGAAGTGTAAGTGGTAATTTTACTTGTTATCTAAATAACGATACAGCTAAATCAGCAGAGCTATTTGAAGATATTATTGAGTCAGACTCAGTAATTACAAATGTCTTTGATTTAACATTCAACATTGGTGGATCAAGTTCACCAAAAGTTGCAGTAGAAATGCCAAGATGTCACTTAGAAGTTCCAACACATTCAATGGACGATATTATATCCCTTGATGTGAACTTCCATGCATTACCAGCAAGTATTGATCCAGGATCAACAGCTGATAATTATGAAGCAAAAGTTACATACACAGGTAATGACTTGGCATAAATAATTTAACTGGAGGGCTTCGGCCCTCCACTTTATAGGAGTAAAAATGACAGAAGAAACAAAAACACCAGTTAGTTTAAAATCACTACTGACACCAAGTAAAACAGTAGAATTTGACTATCCAGGCATGGACGGATTCAAAGTAAAACTTTGCTATCTTTCCAGAGAAGAACTTATAAAGTTGAGAGCAAAATGTGTTTCTCAGAAGTTCAACAAGAAAACCAGAGGTTTTGAAGAACAACTTGATGACGAGAAATTTTTAGCAGAATATACAAGTTCCGTTATCAAAGGCTGGAGTGGTTTCCTTTACAGCTACGTTGCTCAGTTGTTACTAACAGCAGACGATGTAGGAAGTAGATCAGGAGAACTACCTTTCAG